TCAGTTTACAGCTGAAGTTCCTCCAGGAGATGTATTCTCTTTTAATTTTCCATCAGATGGAATTTTATTTGAAGCAGGTATAAGCTGTAGCGCAATTACTAGTTCTAAGTGCACTGTATTGATAGATAAATAGGAGGATAAATGGCAACCTCTGGAACAACAACTTTTGAATCTACGTTCAGTATTGATGATATTATTACTGAAGCGTATGAGAGACTAGGTCGTTTTGATTATTCAGGAAACGATTTAAGATCTGCAAGACGTTCTTTAAATATTATGTTTCAAGAATGGGCGAACAGAGGTCTGCATTATTGGCAAGTAAAAAATAATTCAATTACATTAGTTAATGGTCAATCAGTTTATACAATGTTTAGATCACCAAGTGATGGTACTTCAGATGCAACTGCAGTTTATGGAGTAGATGATATATTAGAAGCTGTTTACAGAAACTCTTCTTCAGTTGATTTTCCTCTTACAAAAATAAATAGATCTGCATATCAAGGTTTATCAAACAAAACTCAAACAGGTGTACCTACACAATATTACGTTCAAAGATTCATAGATAAGGTTACAATTACTTTGTATTTAACACCTGGTTCAAGTGAGGCAGGTAATTTTTTAAATTTTTATTTTGTAAGTAGAATACAAGATGCCGGTAACTATACTAACGAAGCAGATGTACCATATAGATTTGTACCTTGTATGGTTGCAGGTTTGGCTTATTATCTTTCTCAAAAAATAAACCCACAACTTACACAACAAATGAAATTGTTGTATGAAGATGAATTAAAGAGAGCACTAGAAGAAGATGGTTCTGCTTCAAGTTCTTTCATAACACCAAAAACTTATTATCCAAATGTCTAATTTATCAAAAGGAAAATACGCACAATTTATATCTGATCGTTCTGGTCAAGCATTTCCATATTCAGAAATGGTTATCGAGTGGAACGGATCAAGAGTACATGTTTCAGAGTTTGAAGCAAAGCATCCACAGTTAGAACCAAAACCAACTACAGCTGATGGACAAGGTTTAAGAAATGCTAGACCACAAATCTTTACTCAGGCATCAGGTGATGGTGGTTTTATGAATGTAGATTTAACTTTACCCGGAGACTTTGCATTTGAATCAAACAGTGGTATGGTGCCAGATGATGGATCTTCTGTAAACAATAGAAGACAAGCATTAATATCTTTAGGAAGTGTAACGGTAACAACATAATGACATACGACGAGCTAGTACAAAAAATTAGAGACTATACAGAAGTTGATGCAAATGTTTTAACTTCAACTATTGTAAATGGATTTATTGAAAATGCAGAATTTAGAATACTTAGAGATGTAGATTCTGATAATAATAGAAGATATGTAACTGCTCAACTAGTTTCTGGAACAAGATTTATTGATACACCAGATAATTTATTAGTTATCAGATCTGCTCAAATCGTAGACTCTGATGGAACAGCAGCAGCAAACAATAGAGATTTTTTACAATATAGAGATACTAGTTTTATGTCAGAATTTAATCCTGCTGAGTCAACAGGAGTTCCAAAATACTACAGTAACTGGGATCAGAATACAATAGTTGTAGCTCCAACACCAAACGCTACATATACGATACAGGTAAATTATATCTTGAAACCAACTGGATTATCTAGTACAAATACTACTACATACCTAAGTCAACAATTTCCCAATGGCTTATTGTATGCGTGCTTAGTTGAAGCATTTTCTTTTCTGAAGGGGCCAAATGATTTGTTGCAATTATACGAAGGAAAGTATAAACAAGTGGTAGAAGGCTTCTCAGTAGAACAAATGGGAAGAAGAAGACGAGATGAATATCAAAGTGGTGTTCCTCGAGTCGGTGGAAAATAAATAAGGAGAAAAAACTATGGCGATTACACAAGCACTTGCAAACTCATTCAAAAAGCAACTGTTAGACGGTGATCACTCGTTCGCAAGTTCGGGTGGTGACGTTTTCAAAATAGCTCTTTATACTTCCTCAGCTACTCTAAACTCTGCTACAACTTCTTTTACTACAGGTAATCAAGTTGCTAACACAGGTCAGTATACTTCTGGTGGCGGAAAACTTACAGGCAATAACACTTCAATTGCATCAGGTGTTGCGATTGTAGACTTTGCTGATAGATCTTTCACAGGTGTAACATTGACTGCTAGAGGAGCTTTAATCTATAACACTTCATCAACTGCAACTAATGCAGCTGTTGCGGCTTTAGATTTTGGGGCAGATAAAACAGCTACATCAGGAACTTTTACGATACAGTTTCCAGCTTTCACAACAGCAGCAGCGATTCTAAGAATTTCTGGGTAATACATAGGAGGTAATTTCCTATGGCCAGTACTTGGGGTTCAAGCACGTGGAGTAGTAACTCATGGGGAGATGTTAATAATAACATTTCTGTAACCGGGATAGGTGCGTCTGCATCTTTAGGTGATGAAACTATTCAAGCAAACTCAGATGTAATTCCTACAGGAATTGCAATGACTGCTTCTCAAGGAGAAGAGTCAATCGTAATTGCAGCTACTGGTGATCCTACCGGTATTTCAATCACTACAAATTTAGGAACAGCTGACGCTGGACCAGATGCAATGACAACTGGTATTGGCTTTAACGCTAATATTGGAACTCTTGATGCATTTAATTTAGATGGTTGGGGTAGACAACAGTGGAATACTTTTGCATGGGGCATTACAGGTTCTTTATTAACAACTGGAGAAGCTGCAACAGCTAATCTAGGTTCTATCGCAAGTATTACAGCAGACGCAAATGTACCTCTTACTGGAATTGCAATGACTGCATCACAAGGTGATGAGTCAGTAGAAATATCATTTCAAATAACACCAACAGCTATAGCTATGTCAGCTAATTTAGGAACAGCAGATGCTGGTCCTGATGCAATGCTACAAGGAATTAGTTTTAGTGCTAACGTAGGAACTCTTGAAGCTTATAACTTAGAAGGTTGGGGACGATACTTCTGGGGTCAGTTTGAATGGGGTGCTACAGGCGAATGGGAATCAGTTACACCAACAGGCATTTCAATGTCTGCAAATGTTGGAACATTAGCAATAACAGGAACAGCTGATTTAACTTTAACTGGTATTGCAATGACTGCTGCAGAAGGGACGGTAGATCCTTCTCCAGATGCAACAGTTACAGGTATCGGATTTGGCATGGCCGTTGCTACAGGAACGGTCATTTTTGGAACAGCAGATATTGATGTTACTGGAATAGCTATGACAGCTAATTTGGGAACTGTAGTCGGAGATGCAAATACTATCGCAAGTCCTTCAGGAATACCAATAACAGCAGTTCTAAGTGAAGAAAGTGTTGTCGGAGATGCTACTGCACAACTAACAGGAATACAGTTGACTATGTCTCTAAATTCTGCTAATGCTTTGATTTGGAACGAAGTTAATACAGGTTCAGCACCTATAGATCCACCAGGTTGGCAAGAAGTACCAACGAGAGCTGCATAATGGGTTTGACACAAACTCAATTTTTTAGTAAATTAATGACAATAAGGAATTTAAATTATGGCAAATTCAACATCAGCTAATTTAAAATTAACTGTCCAAGCAACTGGTGAAAACTCAGGAACTTGGGGACAAATTACAAATACAAACTTATTAATTTTAGAACAAGCAATCGGTGGTTTTACAACTTTCAACGTAACTAATGCTAGTAGAGCATTAACATTTTCAAATGGTGCATTATCAAATGGTAAAAACGATGTTATTAAATTAACAGGTACACTAGCAGGAAATTTAAACGTAACTATTCCAAACTCAATTGAAAAAGTTTATAACGTACAAAATGCATGTGACCATGCAGGAAACACTTTAACTTTCAAAACATCATCAGGTACAGGTGTTCTTTTATGTGAAGGAAATAATTATGTATTATATTCTGATGGTACAAATATTGTAAAATTATCTGAACAAAGAAACTGGAGAGTAGTATCAGCAGCAGAAACAGTTCAAGCTGGTGCTCAACTTTTAGTAAATACAAATGGTGGAGCTGTAACAATCACACTTCCTGCATCACCAAGCACTGGAGATACAGTATCATTTGTAGATCAAGGATATGATTTTAACACTAACGCATTGACTATCGGAAGAAATGGTTCTAATATAGTAAACGCAGCATCTGATCTTGTAGTTAACACACAAGGTGCAGCACTTGAATTAGTGTATTCAGGTGATGCTACAACAGGATGGACTTACACGGAGAAATAATATGTCAAATTACGAAGCTACAAAATATAATTTCGATGGAGCAAACCTTACAGGTATCGAAGGAATTCCTACAGCAACTATTGTACCGTGGTCAGATTCATCTGTTCCATCAGGTTTCTTAGAGTGTAATGGTGCAGCTGTTTCAAGAACAACTTATTCTGCATTATTTGCAATCATAGGTACAACTTATGGAGCTGGTGACGGCTCATCAACTTTCAATGTACCAGATTTACAAGACAACGTAGCAGTTGGAAAATCTCCTACCAAATCTTTAGCGTCAACCGGTGGAGCAAATACAGTTACTTCAACTGGAAACGTTGGAGGTTCAACAGCTAACGCAACTTTATCAACACCACAACTTGCTTCTCACTCACACCCTGGTGGTGGTAATCCTGCATCAAACTCAAGAAATCCTACAAACCAACCCGCTTTAAATAATTATTTTAACCCAGCAGGAACAGGAAGCACAGGATCAGGTGGTGGACACGCTCACAACATGAGTGCAAACTTTAGTGGTGATGCAACATCAGTTTTACAACCTTTTTTAACAATTATTTATATTATTAAAACGTAGGAGAAAATATGGCAACTAATGCAACATGGACAGTAGTATTTGAAGACAAGATGATTATCAAACAAAGCGGTGATGGTGCTGGTAATGCTTACACGATTGATGATAACACTTTTTGGAGTCAATCTGATTTTTCAAATATTTGGGCAGTTCAATATGGAACTTCTCCATTATCTGATGAAGTAGAGTACAGAGATGAAACTCCTCATTCTAGTTGGGCAGATACAGGTATATCTTTCCAACAGTTTATAGATAAATGGGACGCAGCACATTTAGCTCAATTACAAGCTGATTGGGATAATGATAATGTTGATGGCGAAACTGAAGCTGAAAAGATTACTAGATTAGGTGCAAGACCTACATCATACTCATCATAAAAGCATCCAAGAAGTTAAAATATATTTTTTACCTGATATAGGTGGATTGCCTCTGTGAACATATGGAAAACCTGCAGGCCAAATAACTATTCTACCTGTTTTAGGTTTTACTCTTTTAGAAAAATGTAAAAACTCTGTTTCTCCTC